CGTAAAGTAGATGACAACAATGTTCTGGTGAAATGGGGCATCGATGAAACTCACGTCCTGAATAAATTAAATATTAACGTGCCATCACCTATAGAAAGACGTTACGACTGGCCCGGTCAGTATAAACCCTTTGAACATCAAAAAAGTACATCGGCTTTCTTAACTAAAAACAGAAGAGCCTTCTGTTTTAATGAGCAAGGTACAGGTAAAACCGCTTCGGCAATCTGGGCGTCTGATTTCCTGATAAAGCAAGGGCGTATAAATCGTGTGCTGGTTATATGCCCGCTCTCGATAATGGATTCCGCGTGGCGTAACGACTTGTTTACTTTTGCGATGCACAGAAGCGTTGATGTGGCTTATGGCTCCCCCGAGAAAAGACGCAAGATAATAGAAAGCAGTGCCGAATATGTCATTATAAATTATGACGGCGTGGAAATTGTAGCTGATGCGATAAAGAAGGGGGGCTTTGATCTTGTGATCGCAGACGAAGCTACCCACTACAAAAATGCCCAGACCAAACGCTGGAAAGTTCTAAATTCTATTCTGGAAGCTAATCATTGGTTATGGATGCTGACAGGCACACCCGCTGCTCAAAGTCCATTGGATGCCTATGGGTTGGCTAAACTTGTTAATCCTACGGCTGTCCCTCGTTTTTTCGGGTCATTCCGAGACATGGTAATGTACAAGGTATCAACTTTTAAATGGGTGCCGAAAGAAACTGCCAAAGAAACTGTGTTTAAGGCGCTTCAACCCGCCATACGTTTTACCAAAAAAGATTGTCTGGATCTTCCAGATATGGTGTACGTCAAACGGGAAGTCGAACTTACACGCCAACAGAAAAAATACTACAAGCAACTCCGAGATCGAATGATCATGCAAGCGGCTGGTGAGGAAATTACTGCCGTGAATGCCGCGGTTAACATGAATAAACTCCTGCAAATATCTTCTGGTGCAGTGTATACCGATGGAGGGGACACACTAGAGTTTGATATAAAACATAGGTATAAAGTTTTACGTGAGGTCATCGATGAATCCAGTCAGAAAGTGCTCATCTTTGTCCCTTTTAAACACACTATTAGCATCTTATCACGTAAACTAAACTCGGATGGTATCAGCAACGAGATTATTCAGGGTGATGTTCCCGCTAAGAAGCGGACTGAAATCTTCAAATTCTTTCAAGAACAAGATGACCCAAGAGTTCTTGTGCTTCAGCCAGCCGCCGCCGCTCATGGTGTTACCTTAACTGCCGCTAATACGGTGGTGTGGTGGGGTCCAACAAGTTCCCTTGAAATTTATTCTCAGGCAAATGCGCGGGTGCACAGGTCGGGGCAAACGCATAAATGTACGGTGGTGCAACTACAGGGTTCGCTTATAGAGAAACATGTTTATAGGTTATTAGATAGTAAAATACATATTCACACACAGATTATAGATTTATATAAGGAACTGCTTGACTAGCTCATTTCCTGACATTAGTATGCACTTCCTACCATGATTTGGGAGAGCAAAATGGGCGACGGGAACGGCGTCGAACTGGAAAAACTGACTAAAGTTTTTCTGAAGATAAAGGCCAGACGCAACGAGTTATCTACTGAGTTTAAAAAACAAGACGATAATTTAAAAACTCAACAAGACACTATAAAAAAAGCTCTTCTCGACCACTGTAAAAAGCACAATGTCGAGAGTGTCAGGACTTCCGAAGGTTTGTTTTATCGAACAGTGAAAACGCGATATTGGACTTCTGACTGGGGGTCCATGTACAGTTTTGTTCAAGAACACAAAGTTCCCGAACTTCTGGAAAAGCGTCTAAATCAAGGCAATGTGAAGCAATTTCTGGAAGAAAATCCCGAGGTTGTACCTATGGGATTAAATGTGGATTCTGAATACCTCATCGCAGTTAGGAAAAAATAATGAGCGGACCATACGTACCGATAGAAGATCTAGCCAATCATTTCTCAGTCTCAGTGTCCACCATCCGTGGGTGGATAAAACGTGATCAGATCCCAAAGCACACTTTCATAAGAGTGGGAAACACATACCGATTTTCAATTGACGATGTTTCGGTAGCTTTATCTGCTCCAAAACCGGTTAATAAAGCATCGGATGAACCTGATGAGTCTTTTGACGGTATACCGGATGACGATGATGGCAATGGTAATGCCGACGACGGGGGGATTATGCCATTGGATACTAATGATGCACCACTTGTTATCCCTCACGATTTTGACGAAGACCAAGATCTATAAAACGAATGCCTGAATTTTTAAGACGTCTTAGTATACGTGATAAGAAGTTTAGTGAATTTACAGGTGGTAACGAGATAGTTATTAGCCACGAAAATTTTCGGAACATAATAATTATCAATGCGGCCCCTGTCTCACGTTCTTATTACGAGGACAATTACGATCCTGACAAAGTAGCTATGCCGATTTGCTGGTCTGCTGATACGCAAATTCCTTCCAAGGATGTGCCGGAGGACCAACGTCAGGCAGCTCGATGCATGGATTGTACTTATAATATAAGAGGTTCTGGTTACGGGAGTAGTAGAGCTTGTAGGTTTTCGCAACGTCTAGCTGTAGTTATGGAAGGGCAGTTAGACGTAGTATATCAATTACGCTTGCCTGCTACTTCAATTTTCGGTGAATCCAAAAACGGTAATATGCCTATGCAAGCGTATGCTCGGTTTCTCAGAGAGCATAATAGCCCAGCCGTTACTGTAGTTACCCAGATATATTTTGATACCGACAGTGGCACACCAAAACTCTTCTTCAAACCCAATCGCCCTCTGGAGGATGAGGAATTAAAGATGGTTTCAAAGATGATAGATCATCCTGACACCATAAAATGTATAACTTTGGATTTTACACCATTGTTTGAGGGTACGAGAACGTCCCCATTTGAAAGCACAGATGGGTTTCAATTTGACAAACAGGAGATGACTCATGGCTGAAACTAGCCCAGTCTATGTTATTGACGATGTAGAAGCTCTATGGCCGCGCATCAATTGCACGTACAGGTTCGATCAAAAGGAAAGACGGTCGGTACCTTGTGATCCATTTGATGACGGCGCTAAGTACGAAATTAATTTTAAGATGTCCAAAGCACAGGCCAAGGAACTGCGTAAGGACATGGTTGAAGCCTACGATGGTAAGGTTAAATCAGAAAAAGATTGGCCCGATAGCTTTGAGAATCCGTTTACCAAAGATGAGGACGGAAATTACATTTATAAGGCCAATTTGAAGGGCGCATATGGTAAAGACGCTACCAGAAAACCAGCTCAATTCGATGCCAAAAATACAAAACTTGGTGACGATTTTCTTCTGACCACGGGTAGCAAAATCAATGTTGCCGTTACATTCACGCCCTATCATGGGAGCATGGGAACAGGCGTATCTCTACGATTGCGTGCCGTTCAGGTTATCAAGTATGCTCCCCTAGAGGCATCTTCACCGTTTGGCGCAACTGATGGTTTCGAGGCTTCCGAAGGCAATCCGTTTGTCTCAGGAGCCAAAGGAGAACCGAATGGGGAAATCAAAGAACCCAAGAAAGTAGTTAAAAAATCTGCTGCTGCTGCTCCAAAATCTAAGGACACAGATTTGGACGCTATTGTAGATGATTGGGACGATTAGCCTCTACTAATATAAGCCGCGGCTACAGAGCGGGAGTAAATTGTGAAGTAGCCGTGGTTTTCTAGTCTTTAGGTAGGGGAAATGGAAACAAAAGAATTTTTACGGAGAGCGTTGGGGGAGAGTGGTTTCTATTGTATTTTTGCATCGCGTGGGTCTGATGACCGAAGGGTGCAAAAATTTCACGACTCCATAGACACTTTATTTAACACGGCCCGCAAATTAGATGGGAATGGTTTTGACACATATTTTGCGTTAGCTACGTTTAAAGAAACCGGTTCACGCAAAGTAAACAACGTCAAACAACTTAGGTCGTTTTTCCTAGATCTTGATTGCGGCCCCAGCAAAGATTACCAAAACCAAAACGAAGCTATTGCTGC